GCAAGATATTAGCGTTACTGGTGCAGGGTCTGAGTTCGCATTAGCCTTGCAAGATGTGGCCTTAAGAATAGGTGAGGCAAACAGGATACTTGATGCAAAAGATGTGCATTTACCTAATGAAGGTAAAGGTGATGACGTACAAGATGCTGATATTATTATAGAAAATGATTTTGTGTCGGAACCAGAAGAGGAAAATGTAACAAAACCTAAGAGAAAAGCGGGTAGGCCATCAAAATTATTGTCAAAATTGCGTTGACCCCCCCCTGCAAAAAAATCGCGGGGGCGTGTATATATGTATATACCCCCACACATAGCCGACTATAATATTCGAAAAGGCATATTGACAGAAGCCTTCATAACTGCTAGATGAATATACAATGGGTCATTACCCATTAAGTCATAGCTCACCTCTCGTGTTTGTGCCGTTCCTATTTTGACGAATACTTGGCACTACTCGCAGCCCCTGATGGAACAGATCCACACCTGTTTCGCAGGGGTTTCTTTTTACCACCCCCCCCTGGTGGTAATCTCAAGGTAAAAGTACCGTATGCACCAAAAAAATTCTGCTAAATCCACTGCTGACATTTTGCTTCAGCTTCATGGTGATCCTGTGCTCTTTGTGCAGTCATGTCTTGGTGCGGAACCGCAAGAATGGCAAAAGGAAGCCTTAAACGCTGTCAGGGATGATCCTCGCGTTGCTGTGAAGTCCTCACACGGCGTTGGTAAGTCTGCTTTGCTGAGTTGGGTTATTTTGTGGTACATGATTACACGTTCTTGCCGGATTGTGTGTACGGCCAACTCTGCTAATCAGTTAAATCAGGTGTTATGGGCTGAGATCCAGAAGTGGGCCAGAAAGATGCCCAAGGGTTTACAGAGCCAACTTGAGATCACCAGTGATAAGATTGTGGTAAAGGGTGTGGACTCAAGCTGTCACGCTAGAGTGTCGAGAAAAGAAAATCCGGAGGCGCTGCAAGGATTCCACCACGAGAGAATTTTGTTCTGTATCGACGAATGTTCTGGTGTGGATGATATTATTTTTGAGGTAGCGCAGGGTGCGTTATCTACGGAAGGGTCCAAGATTCTTATGGTGGGCAATCCCACACGTAATACTGGTTATTTTTATGATGCTTTTCATAAAAACGCGCATCGTTGGAATAAAATGACGGTGAGTTGTTATGATAGTCCGTATGTGAGTGAAGACTTTATTGAAGAAATGAAAGCTCAGTACGGTGAGGATAGCAATATTTTCCGCATACGTGCTCTTGGTGAGTTTGGTGAGGACAGCAACGACACGTTAATTGGAAGGCATATTGTGGAGTCTGCTATTACGCGTGACGTTGATCCTATGAATATCTCTCCCATTTGGGGTTTAGACGTGGCTCAGTATGGGAATGACCGCTGTGGGCTTGCTAAGAGGCAGGGGAACGTCTTGTTAGAGCCTGTTAAGTCTTGGCAGGGTAAAGACCTGATGGAGACTGTGGGCTTTGTTTTGACGGAGTATGAGGCCACGAGTTTTATGGAGCGTCCGGTTGAGATTTGTGTGGATAGCATAGGGATCGGCGCGGGGGTATGTTCTAGGCTTCAGGAGCTTGGATTACCCGCAAGGGCAATTAACGTTGCTGAGAGTCCTAGTTTGGGCGCACGTTATCAGCGTTTGCGTGATGAGTTATGGTTTAAGTGTCGTGAGTGGTTTGAGGCGCGAGATTGTTCGATGCCGGATCAGGAAGAGTTAATCAATGAGCTGACTGCGTTACGATTTAAGATTTTGTCCTCTGGTAAGTTTAAGGCTGAAGGCAAGGATGAGATGAAAAAGCGTGGTTTGCGCTCTCCCGATTTAGCTGATGCGTTTATATTGACGTTTGCAAGCCAAGCCATGAAAGCGGCGGGTTCGGTAGATCATTATAGTTTTTCTGGTGATTTAGAATACGGCAACAACAGTTGGATAGTTTAATGGCATTAGCGAGTAGGGTTAAGCGGCTTTCTAGTGGTCGTGTGAAGTATAACGGTGAGACATTTCCTGGCTTTAACAAGGTTCAGCGCACCCCAGGTGGATCTAAGAAGTTCAAGGTTTTGGCTAAAAAGGGTCCAAGCGTTAAGAAGGTTACTTTTGGCGATCCTAATATGAGCATTAAAAAGGGGAGTGCTTCTAACAAGGCGAGTTATTGTGCTCGTTCTGGTGGAATTAAGGGTAAGGACGATAAGTTTTCTGCAAATTATTGGTCACGAAGAATGTGGGATTGTTGAGGTAAAACATGCAATATATGAAAATGTACAGTAGACCAAAAGTCAATAAAATGAAGGAAGTAGCAGACGCAGTTGATACTATGGTGGGTGAAGTTAAGACCGCTGCAAAATCAACTAAGAAGCGCAGACCTTCTTATAAAGCTCGTATGGCTAAGACGCAAACCGGAAGGTATTCGTCTGATGCCTAAGAAAGCACCTGTTCCAAAGAATAAACAGCTTTATTCTCGTGTGAAGAGTGAGGCTAAGAAGAAGTTTAAGGTGTATCCTAGTGCGTATGCGAATGCGTGGTTGGTGCGTGAGTATAAGAAGCGTGGGGGTACATACGCTTAATGGCTAAGTATCGCGGCGGTTTAACCAAATGGTTCGCGGAAGATTGGCGTGATGTAAAGACAGGTAAGCCGTGTGGTCGAAGTGGTAAGAAGGATGATGGGCGTCCTTATCCGGCGTGTAGACCCGCGAGTAAAGCAAGGACAGCCAAGGCTAAAAAGGCTGCAAAGAAGAAAACCAGTTCAACCAGAATTAGTTGGGATGTTTAGAAAGGAATTGTGATGCCAGGATATCATAAGGGTAAGAAAAAAGGCGGCAAGAAGAAGTAATGGCTAAAATGGACGAAGAGCGTTTTCGTGGTATTTTGCAGCATGAAATACAAAGTGCGGTAAACTACTATGACAGTGAGTTTTCACAGGAACGTGCAGACATTTTGGGATATTACCTTGGTGATCCTTTAGGTAATGAGGTTGAAAATCGTTCTCAGGTAATCGCCACGGAAGTTTCCGACACGATTGAATATATTATGCCATCTTTGATGAAGATGTTTGCATCCTCTCCTGAGTTTTCCCGCTTTCATCCAAGAGGCCCAGAAGACGTTAAGGCCTCTGAACAAGCTACTGATTTAGTTAACTTTACTATCAATCAAGACAATCGTGGTTTTACGATTTTACACAATTGGTTTAAGGATGCTTTGTTGTTTAAGCAGGGCGCAGTTAAGTTTTACTGGCAAGAGTCGGAAGATGTTGTCAATGAGGTTTACGAGGGTTTAACCGAAGATGAAGTTACGCTTTTGGTTAATGATCCGGCTGTTGAGGTTATTTCTCAGGATGTTGTGGAAGTTGGTACGGTTGACGAGGCCACAGGTCAGGAAGTTCCGACAGACATAAGTTACAACGTTGAGGTGAATGTCCGTAAGAAATCGGGCAAGGTCAAGATAGACAATGTACCCCCTGAAGAACTGATATTTTCTCGTAGGGCCACTTCTTTAGATGATTGTGCATTTATAGCTCACCGTACTCAAGTTCGTGCGGGTGATTTGATTGAGCAAGGGTATGATGAGAATACGGTTCTTAATTATGCCGGACATGATGATTTAGACGATGAAGCGGAGCGTCAGGCACGTTTTGAAGAGATTGAAAGCGGATCTAACTTTGAAAGCCATGATCCGACAATGCGCGAGGTCTTGGTTACAGAGGCGTATATTCGCGCAGATTTTGACGGCGATAATGTTCCTGAGTTACGGCGTGTTGTTTCTTTGGGTGACGGTGTAGAGATCCTTGAGAACGAGCCGTTTGATCATGTACCATTTGCGTTATTATCACCGATTTTAATGCCGCATAGAATGGTTGGAAGATCTGTTGCTGAAATGGTGATGGATTTGCAGATGATTAAATCATCTATTATGCGCCAAATGCTAGATAACTTGTATTTGACCAATAATAGCAGGGTAGCCGCTGTTGAGGGTCAAGTGAATATGTCTGACCTTTTATCATCCCGTCCTGGTGGGATTGTACGTACTCGTGCGCCAGGAATGGTACAGCCGTTGGCGGTCCCCCAAATTGGTTCTACAGCTTTCTCTATGCTTGAGTACGTCGATCAAGTCAGAGATCAGCGCACAGGCTTCTCTAAAGCCTCTATGGGGCTTGATCCATCCACTTTACAGTCTACCACTGCAAGCGCGGTAAACGCTACTATACAGGGCGCACAGCTAAAGATAGAGATGATTGCTCGTGTGTTTGCTGAAACCGGATGCGTTGATCTGGCTAAAGGTGTTTTGGCGTTATTGCAGAAGCACCAAGATAAAGAACGCACTATCCGTATTCGTGGTGAGTTTGTGGCAATAGATCCCCGCGCTTGGCAGAATAACTTTGATTTATCCATTGAAGTTGGCCTTGGTAATGGGCGCGAAGATGAGAAAATGGGTATGCTTACACAAATATTAAGTAAGCAAGAACAGTTATTGCAGCAATTAGGCCCGAATAACCCTGTTGTGAAGCCTAGTCAGTACATCAATACTTTGAAGAAAATCGCAGAAATGGCGGGATTTAAAGACACAGATCAATTTTTTAACTCTGGTGAACAGGTTGATCAGGCGGTTGCTCAGATGGGGCAACAGGAAGGTCCAAACCCAGAACAGGCTAGACTTGAAGCTGAGTTGGAGTTGAAGCGTGAGAAAATGCAAGCTGAGTTACAGCTAGAGCGTGAAAAAATGCAAGCTGAGATTGAGCTACGTAGGCAAGAGCTCCAGGCTGAATTGCAGTTACGTCAACAGAAATTGGCCTTTGGTGGTCAGGTATCGGATAATTTACCAAGAGCATGACAGATTTTATTAGTGAGCAAGATCGGGGCGCAAAGGCCGCTGAGATTTTGCGAAATCCGTTAATTTTAGAAGCATTTGAGGAATTACGAAAAACGTATGTTTTGGGTTGGTCAGGAAGTGATCCGCAAGACACCGATTTTCGTGAGCAATGTTTCCACTTGTTGAAAGCGTTGGAAGCTTTCGAGGGTCACTTTGAGAACGTTGTCACAACTGGCAAGATGGCCTCTCAGCAAATGGAAGAATTGCGAAGATAACTTAACAATTTGGAGATTTTTATATGTCTGGTACTCAATCTGAATCCAGTCTTTCGCAGCATGATGCTGTAAGTTTACTTTTGGACACCCAAGCCCCTGAAGAGGCAAGCGAGGAAGTTCAAGAGCCTAGTGCCGAAACTGAAGTAGAGGCAACCGAAGAGGAAACCGTAGAAGCTGATGCCGCTGAAGAAAGCCAAGCTGAAGCAGAACAGGTAGAAACTGAGGAAAGTGATGAGGACTACGAGGAGCTCGTAGACACTTATCGCGTGAAGGTTGATGGTGATGAATATGATGTAACTCAAGATGAGTTGATCAAAAACTATCAGCTTGAGCAAACTGCTCAAAAAAGGCTTATGAAAGCGTCTGAAGAGCGTAAAGCTTTAGACACTGAAAAAGCACAAACTGAGCAAGTTCGTACACAGTATGAACAGGCTTTAGGTCTTATGCAGAAACAATTGCAAACGTCTAATCAACCAAAAGATCAGGCGTATTGGGATAGTCTGTATGAGAGTGATCCACTTGAATACGTCAGGCAGCGCGATACTGAGCGCGACAATCAAGCCAAAATGCAAGCCGTTCAATCGGAACAGTTGCGTTTACAGCAAGAGAACCTTCAACGCGAGCAAGCTAAATTACTTGAAATGATACCGGAGTGGAAAGATTCTGAGGTGGAAGCCAAGGAAAAATCTGCTTTGGTGAGCTACGCAAAAGAGCGTGGTTGGACAGATCAAGAGCTAGCAAGCACAGTTGATAGTCGCTACATAGAGTTAATGCGTAAAGCGTACCTTTTTGACAATTTGCAGTCGGGCAAGCCCATTGCAAAGAAGAAAGTCAAGGCCGCACCTAAGATGGTTAAGAGTGGTCAACCAAAATCTAAGGCTGACTCTGCAAGTGATCGGAAGCGTAAGGCTTTTGAAAACCTGAAGAAAACGAATAGTCGAGATTCGGCTGTTCAATATCTTTTAACTCGTTAATCTAAAGGAGGCCAATTATGGCAACTTACACAAGCTCAACAGCAATAGGAGAAAGGGAAGATCTCAGCGATGTGATCTACCGCATTAACTAAGATCGGTGCGGTATAAACTGGGTGAACTGCTGGAACCCTAAGTCAAAAATGATATGGCAATCAGCATCCAAGCTACCTACACAGCGGTAGAAGGTTCAGAGACTACCTGAGAGGTTAGACCTCTTAATAACAGGCTAGAGCGCCCAGAACTATAGCTACATTTGCGTTATAGTTATGATATAGTCCAATCCTCATCGAAAGGTGAGAGGGAATGCGATCCCGATGAAACTCCAGTAGTTTCAAACTCACAGAAAGAAACCACAAAAGGTATCTTTCACGAATGGCAAGTCCAAGAACTTGCAGCGGCGGCAGCGAATAACCACGCCAACGAAGGTGCTGATTATTCATACGTCAATCCCGCTGTAACAACACGACTTGGCAACCATCACCAAATTGCGGTCCAAGCTGCGAGTGTCTCAAATACTCTCGATGTCGTGGACAAAGCAGGGCGTGATAAGGAAACTGCATACGTTAAGGTGCTCAAAGGAATTGAGCAACGGCGCGATATAGAGAAATCCTTATTCGCCAATGAAGCTCGTTCAGGCTCAGATCCGCGTAAATGCGCGAAGCTTATTAACTGGATTACAAACGGTGATAAGCCTAGTGATATGGCGTTTGCTACTGGTGACGGGAGTGATGTCGCCGATTTGACGGGGACTGCCCGAGCTTTAACGTTGGCTCAGATAGATGCTGCGATGTTGGCTGCATACACTGACGGTGGAAGCCCGAATATGTTGCTTATGTCACCGACTAACAAGCAGAACTTTTCTGATCTATCGTCAGGCTCAGTTGCTTCAGCGCAGTTAAACTACACTGCACCACGCGATATTGCTATTGTAGGCTCCGTTAAACTGGCGGCTTGATAGGGAAACCTATCTCGAAAAACTCTGTGAATTGCTGGGATATCTCTATGAGACAATCAGCAGCCAAGCCCTGCAAGGGGAAGGTTCAACGGCCATTCCGAAAGGAAGTAGGATCAAGCGATCCGAAGCGCAGAGCATCCCAAGTGGATGATGATATGGTCTTATCTTTACTGTGAAGTAAAGCAGCCGAAAGGCGGTCTTAGATTAGCGAACTAAGGCGAAAATTTTGCAGCCTATACCTAAGTGATTTTGGTGAGCTAGCTGTAACGATTGATCGTCAGGCTAACAATTCAGAAGTTTTTCTGATTGATACTGATTACGTTTGCATAGGCTCACTCCCAGGTCGTATGTTTAGCGTAAGTGATGTTGCCTCGACAGGTGACGCCACAAAATTCGCTTTAGTAAGCGAGTATACTTTAATCGTCAAAGCGCCGAAAGCACATTCGGCGGTTATTGGTTTAAGTGGAAGTTAATTTTTTCTCCATTCACAACTTGGGGGCGGCTAGTTCGCCCCTTTTTTTATTTGAGGTTTTAATGAAAAAGCTACTAAATGCAGATCCGATAACTGGCAAGCGCACAGTCTTTGAAAGTGGCGCTGATGGTCACAGAGTTACAACAACTGTGAACGTTGATCCGGTGAAGGATTTAGCAAAAGAGAGTGCCAATGACTATCGCTACGGTGATATGATTGGGAATACTCAAAAGCATAAGCACAAAGTCGGTGAAATCCCTGCCTTACTTTATCATCATTTGGTGGAAAGGTTTGGGCAACCAAAGGACAACCCAAAAGCTTGGATGCAGTGGCTTGAAGAAAACAAAGGCTTTAAGGCAACAGGCGGTAGGCTAATCTAATGGCAATCACAACGTATGCAGAGTTACAGACTGCTATAGGAAATTTCTTAGCACGTTCTGACTTAACGGACCGTATTCCTGAATTTATTTCTCTTGCTGAAGCTCGAATGAGTAGAGAGCTTAACTCAAGATCACAGGAAAAAAGAGTGACCGCTGCTACGATTTCAAGTGATGAATTTATATCTTTACCTACTGATTTACGCAAAATTCGTTTGGTCAAGTTGAACACAAATCCTATTGTTGTACTGGATTATGCGGCCCCAACAGATTTTTATACCACTTACCCAAGTTCAGGTGGTGGTAGGCCAAAGTATTACACGGTTATAGGTTCTGAAATAGCGTTACGGCCAATACCCGATAGTGTTTACACTGTTGAGTTAATTTACGGTGAGGATATTGCTGCATTATCATCTTCAAACACGACAAACACTATTCTTACAAGGCATCCAGACAGTTATTTGTATGGCTCACTTTCAGCGGCGTACATTTATTTAATGGATGAGGCGAGGGCGGCTCAATATGACACCTTATTTTCTCGTGCAATCGTAGAAATCAATAATAGCAACGACAGGGCTTACTATTCAGGCACGTTGTCAATGAAGTCGGATTATTCCGGTTAACTCAAGAGAAAGGACTTATTAAATGAGTTTTTCCAATACCTTTGAAACGCATGTTTTAAACTATGTGTTTACAACAAGCTCAGTTACACGTCCGACAGCGTGGTATCTAGCTCTTTTTACATCCAATCCCGCTGAAGATGCTTCTGGGACAGAGGTAAGCACGTCTGGAACGGCTTACACACGTAAAGCAGTAACATTTACGGTTTCTGGTAATACTGCATCAAACAGCGCAGAAATAGAGTTTCCAACTGCTACGGCTTCTTTTGGAACGGTTACTCATGTTGGTGTGTTTACCGCTTCAACTTCAGGAACCCTTGTTGCATATGCAGCATTATCAGCATCAAAAACTATTGATACTGGTGATGTTATGAGAGTTCCGGCATCAGACTTTGATGTAACTCTCGACTAATGACTAATACCGAATACCGTAGTGGGTGGGGTAAGGGCGCTTTTGGCGTTGGTGCGTTTGGCCTAGACGGTTTTTTCAAAGATGGTGCAGCGGTTGTTGTAAGCGTTACTTCAACAGCGGCTTCAGCGGTAAGATTTAGATTATCTGGTTCGGCAGTTACGACTGTCTTAACGACATCTTCTTCAGCGCAAAGAGTAAGGACTGCAAGCGCGGTTTCTTCTGCAAGCGCAAGTGTTTCGTGCAATGTAGCAAGAATTTTAATAAATTCGGCGGCTACGTCTGCGTCTGCAAGCACAAGCATTACTGCTTTAAGAGTTCAGTCTAGTGCGGCTACTGCAACGACAGCGTTAAGCACAAGTGTGCAAGGTTTCAAAAAGGCCAATATAGCGCCGACTATTTCTACAATTTTATCAAATTCAATTACAGTCAATCGTGTTCAATCTTCTGGTGGTGTGTCCACTATTGCGCTTACGGCGAGTTGCATAGCTAGAAAGCTATGGGAGCCAATAGCAGAAGGTTCGGAAACTTGGACTGATATAACACCAAATTCAACAGTATGGACTGAGGCTGCATAATGGTTACATATACTTCTACATATAACCTTAAATTACCTGTTGTCGGTCAAGACGATGATGCGTGGGGTGGTTATATAAATGACAACACTAATGCTTTAGAAAGCCTACTCACAGGCAATACAACTATAACAAGCCTTGTGATCACTACAGCCGATATTAATGGTGGTACATTAGATAATGTCGTTATTGGTGGGACTACGGCGGCTGAGATAACTGGTACGACGATTACAGGAACAAGTTTGGTAGGAAACGTAACTGGTAATGTGTCAGGGTCATCTGGTTCTACAACAGGTAACGCAGCCACTGCAACTGCCCTCGCAACGGCTAGAGATATAGGTGGTGTTTCTTTTAATGGCTCTGCAAGCATAAACTTACCAGGAGTTAATACATCAGGTAATCAGGATACATCTGGTAACGCAGCCACTGCAACAACAGCAGGTACAGTTACAACGGCTGCACAACCTAACATCACTTCGGTGGGAACTCTTACGACGCTCACTGTAGATGACATTACAATCAATGGATCAGCTATCTCTGATAGTGGTGACTTTTATATAGATGTTGGCGGTGATATTATTCTTGATGCAGACGGTGCTGATGTTAGATTTAGGGATGCAGGAACAGAGCATCTTAAAATATTTCAATCTAGTGGTGATGTAGTTATTGCCTCACAAATTTCTGA